CGAAAAATGTGTAATCTCCCAAGAGATCGGATTTATGATCTACATACTCCCAGACGTAGATCCCTTGGTAGGGTCGAAAAAAGTTGAATCAAACACATTTAACTTTGTTTCAAATTCTTTGTGACATTCTGAACATTCTATTTCTATGGTGGTGTCTATAGAACCTTCTACTTTAGTCTTATCAAGTTGGTCTTGTAGATGAAGTAAGTCGCTTACTGGTAAGTCTTCTATATGTGAGCTATTTATTGGACTTGTTATTACAGGCTCTTCTTTAGTACCTGATTTAATACTCTTGATTGATAAAGGAATCAAGGAGGTTACTAGTTTGTCTTTTTTGCCTGTAGTGATTTTGATCATGTCAAAGATGTCTTTTAAATACGTAGGCTTTACTTCCACTTCCACTTTAGCTTTTGGCAGTGTTATGTGCTTGCTTTTTATCATCTCTGTCAAATCGAAAGGCTTTGTTTTTAAGTCCTCTAGCTGCAAAAGGAGGTCGCCCATCTCATGGTTACAGTGCGTACACTCAGCCACATGATAGAACTTACCTCCATAAGTATTCTTTCTAATGTTTATTAGGATTGTCTCTATATCTCCTGTAGGTAATTTCCAAATAGCTTTAGACACATCACCTTTCCACTTGAGGCCTTCTTTTGTTTGTAGACTTAGTATCATATCTTCTAGAATTTTAGGTACGTGTCCGATGTTACCTACTACCAAATCTTGGTTGGCCAAATAATTCTGCTGCTTACCTCTAAGCTCGTCTACATCGGCATAATTAAATAGGTCGGTCCCGTCAATAAGACCGTTAGGTAATTGTATAAGCATTAATCTTCTCCTCGGTTGATTGCTTAAGTGAACAAATTTACTGCTGCGCCAGCTGCTCCTGAGTACAATACTTCAAAACTCTCGTATTCTAATGTTATAGACTCTATACTAACTCCGTCGTCTGCGGTGGAATCAAAGTCAGATGCTGGTGAATATTCTATTGGGAATGCGTTGTATAACATGTACACAACTTCTACTTGACCTACTCTATTAACGTGTTCTATCTTAACGTCTCTTCTGTACCTAGTACTTTCTCCAGTAGTCACAGTACTTTTTATCGGTTTGGCGAAGTTGTTAGCGGCTGCTGTGAGTAGAGGGTGCGACGTGTCAACGTCACTAGTTCCAAAAAAAGCAGCGCTGTTAGTGACTTTGTCGATAAACCCGTTTGCCCATCTGTTGAAACTTGTATCGTTAGTCACTCCACGAGAGAGTTTGACTGTTTTAGTTTCTACAGAGTTGATTATCTTTCTTGGAGTCAAGTGTGCTCCGCCTTCAGTGTATTTCTTGGTTGTTATGTTGTAGCCAGGTACGGAAGTTTCTTGGAATCCCATCTTACTGAACCCGGTAATACTCACAGTCCATCTATACTTATCTAAGGGATCTCTTAATGCTGATCTTGCCAATAGTTACTCCTAAGATTAAAAAATGTAAGACGGTATCTGTGATGCTCCGCCTACTACGGCTCCGTAGATAGCATTTCTTACAGCATCTATCCCAGCTTTTGTTGACTCTTTAGTAAGGTCTTGTACAGCGTCCAATACTGTCTTACCTTGCAACTCTGCCATAGCTTCGTAAGTAATTACCAACTCTTCAATGAGTTTTCCACTATCTTGAGCGTTGAGCGAATCCCCTCCTTGATAAGAGACAGGAAAACAATTAAAACACATCCAATGTTTAACTGCGTTTCCTTCTCTGTCTAAAGAAGTTATTAGCATCTCTCTTCTAAAATCTGGACTGTGTACAGGAACTATGTTAATACTAGATAACACTTCGTTAGCAGCTGACAAATTAGTAACGTCGTTGTGTACTTGTTTATACCAATTGTACAAACTTTTGTCAGTCGTCACACCTTTTCTCAATACTACTGGGTCATACGATATCAATCCGGGAATTTTTATAGTCCTGTTCATATCAGAATTTTCTCTGTATTCCATGACATTCACATTAGCTTTTGGTATAGTAACTTCGGTAAATCCTGCTGGTATTGCTAACTCTTTAAAGTCGGCGTCAAATCCCAACGAAAGAAAAGTTACTTTAAACCTAAATTTTTCTACGGGTTCTGTTATAGAACTTCTTGCCATTTAGTACCTCTAAAATAACGGGGCTTTAGCCCCAGTTATTAACTTGCTGGTGTTGCTGCCGGAAGTGATCCTGACACTTTTGCTTCGTCAGTACCGTTTTGTTGTATCTCTTGAAAATCTTCGTAGGCTAGTGTTAATTGCTCTAAAGACTTTTCTCCGTCTTCTCCAGCATTCAAATCTGAACCAGGGACAAAATTAACTGGCCAAGCATTGTGCAACTTCCATTGCCTAGCTACCTTCCCTTCACGATCTAACATCGCTACGGTAACGTCTTTTCTATATTTGTGAGAAGCTGAAGCTGGACCTCTTTCTATGTTTCCTGCAGAAGGGTTGTGTACTGCGCTCATCCATTCGTACAGAGCTGTACCGGTTGTTCCAGTGTTTGCCACAAGTCCTCTACTGAGCACTACGTCTTCCATAGAACTCAAACCAGCGAAAAGTTGGTTGACGTCGTTGTCGTTACCTTCTCTATAAGTTCCTTTATTTGTAGTTCTTTTAGGTACTTGTATGTCGTGAAAACCTGCTACTGTTCCTGAAGTTTCTGCTGAGTCTCCAGTGTTAGTAAAAGTCACTTTAAACCTAAATTTTTCTAAAGGTTCTGAGGCTGATGATCTTGCCATTTATTTATTCTCCGTTATGTTAAGTTAGTAAATAGGCCCTTTCGGGCCTATATTTTTAAGCTACTGGGATAGGATATTCAAGTGCGATTTCAATAAACCTTACTGCTTTGTTAGGTCTTAGTTGAACACGTACTCTTAATAGTCCTTGGTCAAGTTCGTCTTGAGTAGCTTCTACAGAAATTACTTTAAACTGTTGAGCTTCTGCCAATCCTGCTGGAAACAAATGAATGTTGTTTCGTAGGAAAGATTGAATAGAAGATGCTACTTGAGCTTGAGTGTCAGGGCTAAAGTTTTCCCAAAGGAAAGATCTTAAACCTACGTCCAATGAAGCTTTAATAAATTGTAAAGTTCTCATCACTTGGATAAGCTGCTCGTCTGCAGTGAGTAGTGGTGATGTTCCTGAGTCGGCTGTGTAGCCTCCGAAGATAACATTTCCTGCTCCTGGGAAAGAAGTAATACGGTTGATAAAGTTCAAACGTAGTGCTCCGCCGTCTAGTCTTTCAGAGATCTGAAGTCTTAGTCCTTGAATTCCTGCAATACCAGCGTACTTAATTCCTGCTGGTGCGTGAGAAACTCCACCGATTCCTAAGTTGGAATCCATTCTAGACATTACTCCTGCAACGTGTCCTACTGGATCTACAGTTACTGTTGCTCCATCTGCTGCTCCGGTAGAGGAGTCAAGAACAGTTAGTGTATTGTAGTACCATGCTGCAAATCTTGAAGGGTTGTTTACTACAGTTTCTTTGTAAGTGATGGCAGAAGGTATTGATACGTGTACCAAGCTATCTGCATCGAAAGAAGTTGTAGGGTCTACTGCAATAGTCAGAGTGTCTAACACGTCGTCTACAGCAGTTACTACAGCCAAGAAATCATCGGCAGTGTTTGTGACTAGCATTCCTGGAGTTATTTCTGATAAGTCTTGTGGAGATCCAGAACTTGCGTCTTGGCCTCCAGACAAAGCTGAAGCTGAAGTTGTCAGTTGTAGTGGGTCAACTGTAGAAGCTGGACCGTCGCTTGATGTTACTGAGATTGCGTTACCTAGTGAACCTACTACGGACGGTTGTGTGATGTCTGCAGTTATTGTTACTACTTCTCCAGCAGCACCGGCAATTACATATATTAGCGCCGCCGCAGCCTGTGCGTTAATGGCGTCTGCCAAATTTTGTGCCGTGTCAGATGCAGTTGCTCCTATCAGAAAAGATTGTGGTCCTGCTGATGCTGAGGAAGTAAAGTTTATGTTGTTTGCTCCGTGGATAACATAAATCCTTTCAGAACCGGCAGCAAAAATATTGTCTGTGTTTATTGTTATTGTTCCTGTAGCTTGTTGTTGTGTTGTTGCGGCAACACCGACCGTAAGTTCGAAATTATCTCCTACTGGAGTTGTAGAATCTAAAGTAAAACTATTCTGCAGTTCGTCAGACTGAGCTGAACTAATTGCGTCAGGAATAGAAACTAAAGAAAACACAGTGGTAAGGGCTGCGCCGAACTCTGCTCTAACAGTTTCGCTATAATCAATTACAGCAGGGTGTACTAGGTAAGCTGTCTCTAATGGAAGTCCTGGAACCATTACTAAAGTAAGGTCGTCTACGGAATCCAATGCTCTAAGACCAGTTGAGATCCCATCTCCAATCCAGTCTGATGCTGTAGGGCTAGTTCCTACATGTACAATTATCGCAGTACTTCCTGTACCTGCGTTATCAAAAAAACCTTTTACTGCGTAATATCCATCTCCTGTAACTTCGTCAACATCGCCAAAAGTTTCAACAAAGTCAGTTAAGCTTTGTACTCTTGTAGGAGCGTTTAGAGGTGCTCCAGCTTTAGAAGTAGAAATTAGAATACCAGCAACGGCTGTACCTGCTCCAGGTACTTGAACAACTCCTAAAGGTTGGTCGAACGTTTGTACTCGTTCTGGCCCAACGTTAGTGTTAAGTATTGCCATCTTTTATTATTCTCCAATTATTTTAAGTTAAATTAACAGTCTACGCCTATTTCTATCTCGGCGTCAATATCTGTCACAACAGTAGTTTTTTCAGCGTCTCCCAACCTATCTATTGTAGCTTGTACCCAAAAAGTAAACTCGTGTACCCAATACTGAGCTGATTCTACGTCCCTAGTTTTATGGTCTATAAAATGAAACATTAGTATCTGCATAGTGGTGTGAGTTACTACACGAGTAGTGTTGTTAACTGTGAAGGTTTCTGGAATAACGTCTTGCAGTTGGAGTTGGTCTGTACCAACCTTACCTGTTACGTGAGTTGAAAACAACCCCTCAAAACCTTCTGAACTAGTATCCTTGCTAGGACTTAATTCGTCAAACAATACTACAGGATCTCCGATGTTAATCTTACTGTTGTCTTTAACAGTAATAGTCTGGCTGCCACCAGTAGGAACATCTTCTGTGAGTAGTGTGTCTGCGCTCTTAGAGCTTCTAACTACCACTGGTAGTCCTGTTCTAGGAGGATTAAACTCTTCCCACATCCTATTTAAAATCTCGATATGTGTTTGTCTTTCTTTGGAATCTATCCTAATAAGATAAAACATATCTAATGGTATGGAAGGACTAGTTCCTGAAAATTCGCTAGTAGCGTCGCAGAGTCCTCCCGGAGTTTGAACCTGAATTGGTTTGGTAGGGTCTAAGACCAAATACCTCACTAAATCTGGATCACTGATAAAAACATCCCCAGTCCTAGCTAAGTTTCCTTCGCTGGATGTGTCTGGTGTTGTGCTTCCGTCTATTACAATTCTATTATTAATCGGGTCAGCCGAAACTACGTTAAAACTATTTGAAGAGTTGTCAGTAAAGACGTCTCCAGCTTTAATCGTATTTAAATCAGTATCTTCTTGAAAAATAACGTCCCTTGTAATAGGGTCGAAAAATACTTCAGGTAAATTAGCTAATAATACGTTGCTAACGGAGATTGTATGGCTGCCACCACTGTCAAGGGTTATACTAGCGACAGTATACGTACCTTGATTAGTTCCATTAAGTATTCTTAACAAGTGTCCTGGTTGTACTTTAATTATCTTGAACAGGGAAGTGATTAGATCGTTCCCTGGGGTAATGTTTTGTGAAACTCCGTTAGCTACTATTTCGTATGCTTTAGGAGCTGATGCTACCGGTACTAATATGTCCCTGCCGTATTGAGGGGTCACTCGTCCTGAGAATCTATCTTCTCTAGTACGCAATAGCTTAATAAATATATTAGGGTAATCAATACTTTGTGTGTCTGCGCTTGAATCGTAAAACTGAGGTTCTACTGGGATACTTACTATCTCTCCAGTAAAAGGGTCAAAGGCATCTTGTAGTACTGTGTCAGTAGCTGTTACTTGGTCGTGATAGGTAAGTCTTCTCACTTCCCTTGCTAACGCTTCTTCTATGTCTTTAAATATTCTTACCGACATTGCTTACCTTTTTCTGTTAAATTCTTTCATAGCTTTATTTATAGCTATTGACAACTCTCTTTCCAAAACGCCTTTTGTTTCTTTTGTCCACACAGCAACTTCTCTTGTGATGTCTTTTGCTAGTTTGTCTAACTTTTCTTCTTTAGATAGGAGATTCTCTTTTTGTATGTTTGGTTCCAAAGAGGCCAACGCTGCTCTTTTGGTTGGAAAAGAGTCATCTGCTCCTTTTAAAGTCGAAGTCTCGTAGCTACCTTCCTTGAGGTTCCACTTATTGTCTCCTGACTGGCCGGTATCATCTATTGAGAACTCTTCTCCAGTAGCTTTTATAACTATGTCGTAAGCTATAGTAACTCCGCCGTGCTTAAACTTCTTAACAGTCAGTCCGCTAATTCTTTTATTGCCTTTTCCTAATGCAGCTTGGTCGTTGGAAAGGTCTACTCCTTTGGACATTCTAGTTGTAGTTTTGTCAATATAATCTGCTTGACGGTTTGCAACGTTTCTAGCCGCTAGTTGTTTTGCTAAGTCGGAAGCTTTAGTGTACTCTCCGTGCTGGACATTAGTTATAATGTCTGTTATGTCAGTACCTCTTTCTTGTATAAGTTTGAATGCTTTTTCTTTTAGTGTGAACTCGGTAAAAGGTTCGTCACCTCTGTTCTTATCTCTCTCAAACTTCTTCCTACCTTCTGCTGTACCTTTTCTTACTAACTCGCCTTCGTCTGTTTCTACTAGTGAGTTGGTGTTATCTACGTAAGAAGAGCAGAAGATTTTTACGTTGTCCATAACGTCGTCTTCTAATCTGCTTCCTTTAGGTATAACAAAGTATTTATAATTTCCATCTGCTTGCTGGATGGCGAAGATTTTCTCTAAGATACTACTTTTAAAGTTCTCTAAATGGTCTTCGTAAGTATCGCCTTCTTCTATAATACTTCTTACCCTAGATACTATGTTACCTGGTTTATTACTTGTTGTGTTTACTAGGTGAGCTTTGATGATGTTGCTATTTGCATCACTATAGAACTCTCCGCTCTCCCCTATACTCTTCGACTTACCTAGAGTAGATACTTCAGCAATCTCTTGCGCCCTTGCTTGTGGGGCTGATGCTAGTGTTGGGGTAGAAGCTCTGATGTTATTGTTGTATATTTCACTGAGCTGCGTTTTAAGTTTGGCTACAGTTCTGTTTAAAGCTTCTTCAGTTTTTTTCGTAATATTTTGGTTAAGTCTTTTCTCGTATAGTTTCAAACTTTTTTTAAGTTTTTCTATATCAGAAGTCATAGTTAGTTTTGTCACTCCGTACTCCTAACCACGTCCTAGAGGAATTCCTTGTATACCGCCCTTACGCTTCTCTTGGTTCAGTATCTGTTTCCACTCAGTTCTCCAGTACTGTAAGTTTCTGTCTGATACTGAGCTTCCGTCTTCTCCTCTGGAGGCTAGTAAAAGACTCCACACTGTGTAATAAATTACGAACAGTCTATAATTTTCTGTGTTGCCTCTTTGTTTAAATAGTGGCATCTCTTCTCGTAACTTGCTAGTGGCGTCGTCAATGTGAGACTGGATCATAGAGTTTCTAGCGTCTAAATCCTTCTTAATTGCTACTGGCATGTAATCATCTATATTAAATTTCTTAGATCTAACGTCTGAGATAGTTGCGTACCCTGCCGTCTTTATCGATATCATACCTAATTCTGAAACTATTTCAAAGAACTCGTCTCCGAAAATATTAGTTATAGCCCCTATGGTAGCTTGGTACCTGACAACGAAGTTGTTTAAAGGTTCTATTGATGGTGGTATTTCCCAATCAAACTTATACTCATACTCTTGTCCTGCTACTAACTCACCTTCTATGGTAGCTACTATAGCTGGACCTGCTCCAGATTTATTTAGGAAGGAAGGTTTTAGTATGACTATTGTTGGTTTTGTTCCTACTGAAACTGTTGTAGGTTTTCCGTCGCTGTGGAACATTACTTTGAAAGTTGCGGTAGTCCCACGAATAAATTTGTACGTGTCTAACGGCTCGATTCTAGTACCTGTGGTCGAACTTATTACTTTAGCCATTAGAGTCTCTCTACTAACTTTAAGATTAACGTTACTGCGCCTGCCGTAGCTCCTAGTGCTATTAACACCTTGCCGGTAGTTCCTAACCATACAGCAGGTTTCTCTAAGTCAATTATCCTAAGGTTTATTGACTTCTCTAATAACCGAACTTCTTCTTTCTGTACTGCTAGTATCTCTTTTAGAGTATTAACTCCAGCAATATGCTCGTCTAATATCTTATTTTGTTGTTCGTCTAGGTGATTGATCTTCTCAATCTCAGACTGTAGTTTTTGTGTACTAAGTTCCAACTTATTGTTTAAGCTGTCTAAACATTTCTGAGTAAACTCTACCTGATCAGATACCTTAGTTAGTATGTCAATGTGAGTTTGGTTGGTCTCTTTGTCGTCTTCTGTGTGAGATTTGAATAACTCCACATGCTCTTCGTACTTGTCATTAAGCTTGGATAGTTCGAACTCTGTTCTTTGGGCTTGGAGAGCGTACTTAGTCTCAATGTTACTCGGTTGATCGCTCATCTTCTGATTCCATATCCTGCTCATTTAGAGTACTGGTAGCGTCTTCGCTAAGGATGTTTAAATCCTCCCAGTTAACTTCTTTCTTGAGCTGTTTTGAGGGTGTGGTCTTGTTTTTTCTCGGTTTCTTTTTCATCTGGAATCTCTCTTACACTGGCCTTTAAGTTGTCTAAAAGTCCTACCACTTCTTTATACGGCTTGTTTACCATATACTTAGTAATATCGTTCAAAGCGTCCAAATCTACTATTACTTCTCGTTTCATATAGTCCCTCGAATACGTCCTTATAACTTAGTCCGTATACACTAAAACAACGTATTATCTCTGTATTTCTGCTACTATATCTTTAGCTAAAGATACTATAGTAGGATGTGATAAGAGTATAAGAATAGTCAATATAATGTTTATTTTTAATAGTCTTTGTACTGCGTTCTTCTTGTTGTTTTTTACTTTTACTGCAGTTCTGTTATATGATGCCATCGTCGCCCTCATCTAATTCTATTGATTTTTTGCAGTGGTTTGTATCTAATTTATTTAACAACCAGCATAAGGTTTTAGCCCACTTTGCTTTGTGTTGTTTTTTTCCTGCATTAGAAGAAATTGTTTCGTCAGGATCACCCCTAAGAAATACTGCATTGGCTAGTTGGTCAATTGCTATCAACACGTTCCAAAAGTACTTACATAATTCACATTCTTTTTTCATTACGTTCTCTCATGTAAGAAGGTGTTTACCCAAAAGTTTACTGCGGTAGTACTGGCAGTGGTATATTCAACTCGTACTAGCATTCCTGCTGGGATCTTTGCTCTATAAATATCTAAGTGTTGTAAGTCGTCGCTGATGGCCCAGGAAGGGGCAAATGTATTTACTGTTATCTCGTTCTCTGTAGGATTTCCTGCGTGGTTGGCAGGCATTACGATAGAAAATACTGCCGTGTCTTCCCAATGAGTTCCAAAACCTTTTACCATCACCCCCGTAAGATATCTCTCTTCTGGAACAGTGTAGTCAACTGTTGTTGTTTCGTTGGTTGCTGTACCTGTGTGAGTTTTCTTACCTTCGAATGAAAACCCTGCAGGCGCTGGCAAGGCTTCTACCACTGTGTACAAGGATTGGTTTGCTAATGCTTTGTAATTAGTCTCGAAGTCTGTTCTATCGGTAGTTTGTCTAGAGCTGATCTCCGTAGAAATTTCTACCCCTTTATCAGACAGGTATATGTAATAACTATTGTTAGACTCTATATATCTCACCTTACCGTGCGAGTTTGTTGAGCTAATGTAACTTGCAAAATCATTATATTTTACTTCACGCATTTTCCACCATCACGTATTGAGTTATACTAGTTATTTGGGAGTTGTTTTGTCGGGACTGTGCTACCATTTTTACATCAGATTTTTCTGGTATGACCAACGGCATCATAGGGTTGAACCAAGCTGGTCCGCCGTCGCTAGTCAATCCCTCGCTAGCTGGCATTGTCCACGGCCCGTTTAAAGGTTTTACCCAAAACTGTAATAAACCTTCTTTTGGGCCTGTTCCTACAGCGGCGGTTACAGAAGCTCTTAGGTTTGTTATGTAACAAGTTTTTCCGGCAGGTACTGTAAAAGCTAGTTGCTCAGACGCTCCTTTTTCTGGTTCTATCTGAGACAGCGTTCCTGGGGTTGTTGTACCTTGCAATACTATAGTGCCTTGATTTTTATTGGAAGATCCTACGGTAGCGCCTCTCATATAGTTTATTCTTAAATAAGTGTTAGCAGAAGTTACTTCTGTAATACCGTCTAAAATTAAAGTTTCCGACTGTTCTGTGTGAGTTGCTGACAGTCCGTACAGAACTACTGTTCGTAGTCCTGTTCCTGCGCTAGTGTCGTTAACGTTGTCTGAGGAAATCTTTACAGTTTCTGCAGAAGGTAGCCAAGTCATATCTCCAAATGGAGTTACGTCGAATATTTGATTTATGTCTAACTCTGGTACTCTTCCGTACGTTGTGTGACCAGTGTGTCCCGACACGTTCCCTTGAATGACGCTAAAATAAAATTCAGAAGGTTCTACGATAGCTGTTACATTGGCGTCTACTGGAATTCTAGGAGTTCCGTTGTCGTCGATAAAAGTTATTGATGTGTTGCCGTCAGTGAGTTGTACTGACTTAGTATACAAACCTTTTATCAAGTCTATGCCATCTGATATAGAAAGATCGTAAGATCCGTCATTTACTACCAAATCTTCAGAACCTACGTGAGTGACTACGTTAGAACTCTCCGCCCATAATAAATAGTCTACTGGGGGGATAGTTATCTGAGAGTTGGCTAATATTGTTACTCCTGTATCAGATAAGACAATGTCTGATGCGGTAGTATTTTTTATTATTTTACTCATTAGTTAGTACCTGACAATTCTAAACCGCACACTAAATTACGTGCGTCTCCCAACTCTAGTTTTAGTGCTAGTTGTGTGTTTGTTGGTACCGGCCAAGATACTGAAAATGTACCTCCTCTGGAGGCTATTATTGACACTATGCCCAAAAACGTTAAGTTAGTTTCATCTCCGGTATGATGATATACGCCTATGTCAAAAGTATCTATGTTTTCTGAAGATACGAACACTGTTATAACTTTTGCGTTATTTACGTACACATGTCTTCCTGCCTTATTTGACGGTACTGTCTCGCATTGTAACCAAGTCCCTCTATTAACTTTGCTAGATCTACCAAACCCGAATCCAGGAGAAACTGATGTTATGAAAGTCTGATTTATTTCTTCTATGGCTGCTTGGGTTTCTTCTGCTGTAAACCCGTTAGTACTATTATCAAACGGAGTTTCTTTAGCTATTTGTATTTTTTTCTTTTTAAATCCTGAGAATTCAGACATTAAGACCTCATCTCTATCTCAACTTTCATACCGTCGTGACTAGAGTCTATTCTAAGGTCCTGGAATACTCCTGGAATACTTATTGATTCGTTTACTCTTAGGGTATGAAATGTTGTTCCTGAATCAGTACTATATAATATGTACCTATTTATCGTGTTATTTGTTGAATTGGGGCCGATCAAAGGGACGTTTATGTAAACTACTTTTACAGTGTCTCCTGATGATGGAGAAACAGTAACTGGAGTTCCTGCTGTAGTTATTGTAGTTATGAATGATTCTGGATTGGAGCCTCTTAGGTTTTCTATTTCTAAATCAAAATCGTTAAAGTCTCCCATAACTACTCCCAACTAACTGTTTGGTTTTTTTGTTTTGGTAGCTCTTTTGCTACTTCTTCAATCTTACTAATTAAAGAGCTTTCTACTAATACTTCTACTGAGCTTGAGTATTGATAAAACCTTCCGTTATAGCTTTCTAAAGGTTCGTCCCCATTTTTAGTGCATTTTTTGTTGGTGTCTGTAATTTGCATTCTCATAGAAGGTCTTACCGAAACGTGTACTCTTCTATCCTCAGTTTCATAAGTTCCTACGTAAAAATAGTCAGACACTTCTTCAGACAACTTTCTTGGAACTTTTATCCAATCTAGTTCAGGGAAAAACTCTTTAAACTCTTTTATGTTCAATTCATTGTCGTGTATCATAAGTCCTCGAAACCGAGGGCGGAAGCCCTCAGCTTATTATGTTGTTCGTAAATGCATCGATCCTGTGCCGTTAGCGTCTCCGCCGCCAGCTTTACGCTTCTTAACCTGCATCTTTAGTTCTAGACTTGTTGCTCCTGCGACTTCAATTCTTCCGTTAGAAGAAAAGTGCTCGCTGTATCCTGGAGTAGCTGAACTATTTAGTCCGGTCTTGTAAACTTTGATGTCAGTAGTGTCATCGCTTATGATTCTAACTTGAGCGTTATCGTCACAGCTCCACTGATAACCAAACAATACTGCAGTAGTTCCAGAAGGAACTGCCAAGCTTGCTACAGTTACCCAAGGGGTTGCTGTTGCAGTTATTACAACAAGTCCGTCACCTGCAGCTGCTAGTGCGTCAGTTACTGTGTAAGCGGCTGATCCTACAGCTCCTAAAGTAGCAACTACGTTGATACTGCCGTCAGCATTAACAGAAAGGAGGTCAGTTCCGTCACCAATAGCTATGCTATCTTGAGTGTGAGTTAGGTCTCTGATATCTAAATCAGTTGCTGTTACTGTTATTTCTCCGTTAGCTCCGACTTGGATAACGTGAGGTGTTCCTGTAGAAGTTCCGTCTTCCGTTCCTACGATTAAGATGTTAGAGCTGTCTCCTGCTCCGTTTAATCCTAAGAAATCTACTAATACTGTTACGTCTGCTTGTACTAATAATCGTCCATTAACGTCAACTTGTAACTCTGTATAGTCTCCGTCTGTGAACGTGGGTAGTGACGCATTATATTGCGCTACCAGTAATCCAAAATCATCCATTCTTTAAGCCTCCTAATTAGGTTATTCCTCGGCTTTTGTTCGAACTTCCCCGGTGTCAACCTCTTGGTTGATTTCTTTTAATAGGGTGTCTATGTCTGTAAGTGCTGGCACAATCACTACTTTGGAAAATTCTTCCATCTTAGCTTTAGTGTCAGTCACTTTTTTCTGTAGTTCTTTGATCTTATCGGTTGCTTTGTAATCTTCGTTTACTCCGCAGATAACTTGTATGTGCATTTTATTTTTATTGAATTGTACGTACATTAAACTAAATACCCCTCTAATGATACAAAAGTATCGTAACTAGTTCGTTTAAATCTGTCTACTCTAGCTTCTACTGAAATCTCGTCAGTATCGGCTAGCACTCTATGCTCTTTGAACGTGAAAACTACGTTCTTTTCTAAAGGACTTGACCTCAACACTTTTATTACCACTCCGTTGAGTTTTACTCTAAAAGTAGCTGTTGTGTCTACAGTGGTCTCTATCTTCTCTATGTTAGTTATTGCTGCTGCTACGTATGAATAAACTTCCTCGTAGGAGGCCGTAGTGATGGTGTCAGCAGCCTCATCAAACACTGGAGAGGCGTGGCCGCTAATGGCTATGTTATCGCCGTCAGCTGCGTCTACGGCCGTATTAACGTTAATACTTCCGTCAGGGTTAATCTCTAATAGATCTCCCTCTCCGTCGCCAATATGTACTCCGTCCACTAATGGAGTCAAAGGATCTACATTTACTGTTATTCCGTCTAATTGAATAGAGGTGTCTACTGCTAACCTACGTACGCCTTCGGAGTCTAATAATACGTCTACTGGTAGTCCTGTAATAGGATCTACTAACGTATTACCTTGAGCAACTCCTCGCATATTATGTTGAGTTCCAGAAGACCTGGTAGATTTAGTTCCCACAAATAACTCTCACTATTAAAAATGACCTAACGTAGTTTTTAGAGTCTCATTATTATTCTCTGAGGCTCTTAAGTCATCGGTCTTTGTTTTTAGTCTATCTTTCAAATCTCTTATTTGATTTAGTCTAGCCCCCATAGTAAGGTCATTATTAGACTTCTCTTCGTCCAAAAGTTCCAAAACTCTCTCTAAATCTTTATTGGCCTTAAGCATAAAATCATCGTATTGTTTAGTCTTTATCTCCAACAAAGTGCGAGAGTCTTCTAGACAGTCTTCCAATACGGTTATCCTATTACTAAGCTTCTTTTTTATTGATAACGTCTTCGATTGTTGTCTCTGTTTCCACCACTTTATCATTTTTCTTGTTCCTCTTATTTAAAGACTTCCTAATTTCATTAAAAGCTGATTTCCTTAACTTCTTTCGTTGTTTAGGTAACATTGCTTTAGGTACTTTGAAACCTAATTCTTCTAATCTAGGGTCTTCTAATATGTGGTGTGAGCAGTATGAAGATACTTTTTCGTCTGCTACGTTAACTTTACATAACATGCCGTTGCTTAGTCTGTGACAGCAAATAGACTTATTCTCTATATGCATTTTTTCAGCTTTGGTTACTTTGGCGGCTTCTTCTTCTACTTCTATCTTATCGCTCAGTGTTACGTATTTTGCAAATACGTCGGCGCCGTAAATAAGTTTTACGTCCATTGCTCTAGTAATAAATGGTAGTTGTTTTAAAAATGATAAAGGCATCTCCCTAGGGTTCTTTAACATTGGTAATTTCGTAAGATTGTGGTAAATTTTACTACCTTTGTCTACGACTGCCCAGCCTCCTCTAAACCTAACTCCCATTACTACAGAGTTTACATTAGGGATTCCGTGCTTAATAACTACGTATTCTTTGTTCACTGTACTTGATTTTGTTGTATAGTATGACATTATTCTCCCTCACTGGCTCGACCAGTTGTCGGTTAGTAAAAAAAAGGAGGCGCTAGGGTATCCGTAACGCCTCCTAAAACGTCGGGACAAAAGTCCCAACGCTTCGCAAAAAATTATGAGCCTAGTGGCAAACAACCTTTCATTCTTGCTAATGCAAGACGATTATAAAGATCGAAGCCGCAATACCACTTCATACGGTATTGGTAAGCGTTCTCATCTTCACGAGGACCTACGTACTCCATTTTTAGTCCAGCATTGTTAGCTGAAGTAAATCCAGAAATACCTTTAAACTCTCCCCAAGAACCAGCGTAAACGGAAGATCCGTCAACTCGTTCGTGAGATACGATGTCTTCCGATGCAGTCATAGAAGCATCGTCTAACGCAACTCTAGCAACTACTCTGTTTTGCTCTGGATCAAAGAAAGATCCTGAAGAGGTTACAGTTACTGTGTCCGTGCCTGCTCCAGTAAGGATTGGGTATCTCATCATAACACCTTCGTCACTACGAATGTGAATCTCTGTTGCGTCTGCTGCGGTAGCAGAGTTTAACTGAGTTCCTGATGGACCTGATGCTGTGTGGGAAGTATGTGCAGTACTTTGAACTCCCTGAGCCTTAGATACGAAATCGTTGCGGAAGACTGGAATGTCTTGATAATAAAGCATTGGCTTTTGATTACCTAGACCTTGTTGTTGAATCATATACGCATCAGTTCCACCACCAGTGTTTCTAAGAAGAACACGGAGGGTACGAATTTCACGAGAATTCATCATAATGAAGTCTGGACGTGCTGCAGTACATCGATCAAGAAGATCATCAAGATCCTCTAAGGTATAAACTCGTCCGGCTTTTCCTACACGAGGAGATGAAGGATCATCTTCTACTAGAGAAAGAGTTTGAGTTCCAGCACCTTGGCTGTAAAACGGATGGTTAACGTCGTCAGTGTTTCCTGCTTCTGCTTCAAGAATGGAAGCCATTCCTTCGAAACGATCAGCAATACCGATAGGACCGTTGTTTGACTGCGTAAGAGCAGCAGAACGGTGAGCGTTAACGATAGCGTTCATATAAATTCTTGCAATTTGCTTTGCTTTAGAACTGATCTGAACTTGTAATTGATCATTTGTTTCTGAAAATTGATCTTCGATTTGACCATCAATGATAATATCAGCAATAATTGCAGACAAATTAACGTTGATGTTCTCAAACTTAGCGCCGTCTGTATATTTAGACTGGCTAAGATTAGTTCCTCTAGATGCAAAATCTGCAGAAGCTAATGTTTTCTCACGAGTAAAGGTATAAGCTAAGCCTTCAAACGTTACGAAAGGGAGATAACGAAACCATTCATCGACGGTTACGATATCGGCAACAATACCTTCAACCAAAAGGTTGTTAGATAATTTTGCTGCTTCAGTTAGTGTTACTACCTGTGGCATTTTTTATGATACTCATAAAGTGTTAACGGGTTCTAAATGCAGAGTTTCCTTCGCCTTGGCGGATCTCTTTAAGAGCTTCTCGAACCTTGTCAGTAGAGGACATACTGTCTCTACCAGCTCTTGCTGCTCCTTCTAGTTGTTCTTTAGTTGCTCTCGCTCCATCAGCGGCTCCTGGGACTGCGTGGTTAACAATAACCGTTTTGTCCTCAAAGAACCCTTTTAGACGAGCTTCGCTAATTGCTACTAAAGCTTCGCTAGGATCTCCTGCGCCTTTTGAAATCAATTCTGCTTGTTCCCTGAATTTTTCTGGAATAGCGTCAAGTTCTACTTTAAGCTTATCCATATACAATTGTTTTCGAGCTTCTTCCTGTGCTTCATACACAGATAAACGCTCTTTGAAACTTTGAGACTCAGTGTCTCTGTCAGCGGACATCGCTTCGACCCTAGCTTCTAATTCACCAATACGAGTTTCTCTGTGAGACACTTTGTCTTCCAGAGTTCTCTTCTTGTCTTCCTCAGCTGCTTTGATCTTACCCAGCTCCTCTTTATACTTCTTAAGTTCTGCTAGCTCTTCTTTTAAAGGTTCTTGCGTTGCTGCAATCTCCTCTTTGAACTTGTCTAACTTTTCAGTATATTTAAGTCGTTGGATCTTTTGCTCTTCTCGAAGTTTAATAACCTCTTTCAAAGCGCTCTCTTTTGACCAATCTTCGGGATCTTTTACAGTAGTTTTGTCAACTTCTGCACCAGTATCACCACTAGCCGTACTATCCGTGGCAGCAGGAGTAGGCTCTTCAGCACTCTTTGCAGGCTCTACCTGCGTAGTGTTCTGGGTACTTGTCGCACCATCTGGAGCTGGTTTATTTCCCAATTGGTTAATTAAGTCGTCGTTCATTCCTCGTTCTCCTCACTGGCTCTACCAGTTGTTGGGGTTATGTATATCCTCCGTCTGTTAATTCAGACGATATTCCTCTACCTAACATAGCAGATAGACCTTCCTTGTTCATCCTGTTGTAGTAAGGATTGTCGGACTCTTGCTTGTTTTGTAAAGGTAATATTAATATCTCTCGGATCAAAGACGGGTCAAAAGCCGTCATAAATCCTGTTTCAGTGGGCTGATCTACTACGAACGGGGTTCTTTCTGCTACAGAAGTGGTCCATTTCAAGTAAGACGTTTTCCAAACCTCTTTAGCCTCACTAAACTCGCTAGTTTCTACTAAGTCAACGGAAGATCCGTCGTTTCTGATCAATTTTACTAAATATTTCGCTGGGTTACTCATTATTTCCTCGTTCACTTCTTTTTTGGTTTACTAGATTTGTCAGTTTTTCTGGAATCGCTTCCTTGTTTTCCTGAGTCTTCTGCGTGTTTAGCCTTGTTATCTATCTTAGGATTAGGCATATCTCCAGCTTCTCCAGCCAGTTGTCCTAACGTAATGTCAGAGCTTATGTCTAATCTAGTAGATCCGCTAGCCAAAGAAGCAGACGAGTCTGCTTGTAGAATTCCAGCTTCTTGTAGTATTTTAGCTCGCTCAACCTCTAATTCAGCGTCTGATTTAGCTTGTTCCAGCTTATTCTTACGAACTTCTGTAACTAGTTTGACTATTTCCTTATCGCTTAGGTGAGGGTAAAGTTTCTTATAAGCTATCTTATCTCCAGAATGAAGTATATTCTGCTCCATTATAATAGTCTCCATCTGAGTTTTTGGGTCAGTTGGAAATTCAGGAGTTTTATAGAATATTTTTAAGGAAGCGTTTTCAGAGAACTTTTTAGCGCCTGACTTTTCGTTATGTGAGTTCCACAAAGCTTTGATTACTGAGAATAGTTGTTGTTCTCTCTCATTAAATAGCTTTCCACGTCTAACGTTATCTTCGATAACTCCCATCTTCTCTATCATTTGTCCGAAGCCGGAATCAGGTAAAGTATTACTGAACTTTGGTTTAAGTCCATGATTTATCCTGACCATGTCGGTGACAGATTCGATAGTCTTTAACAGTCCTGTAATGTCTGCTTGAGGGTGGGCAAACTTAAAGTCGCCTTTTTCTCCGACAGCTACAGCCGTGTCTGGACCTAGAGACATTCCCAGAGCGTTGGCGTCTGCGTTGCCATCTCTATTAACTCCTAGTCCTGCGTCAAAAGAACGGAAACTTCCTCCTGCTCCATGACCACTAACTCCGCTCAAACCTCCAAAAGAGTTTTGGGCGCTACCTCCTCGTAATATATTAAAGTCGTCTGTCGGTCTGCCTTGTCTAGTTGAAGTAGGTCTTTCTACTCCTTTGATCACAGGTATACCAAAAGATTGAAACTTTGCTATATGGTTAAGGTCAGTCATTCTCATATTCAATGCATGATTGGCGTATATTAAAGGCTCGTCAATAGGCAAGAAATAATAGTGCGCTGGATCTTGATTAAAGAAAGGTACTGCTGGAATAACTCCGTAAGGATTTTTAGTGGAGTATTCTCTGTTCTCATTATCAGTTATTTTATGGTCGTCCAAACTCCAATAAATTTCGTTTACTGGACCTAACTTAGAAGGGTTAGTCAAGTTAATAGTTTGGGATAGTACGTCTTGGCCAGTTAAGTGTCCTGGATTAGGGTTAGTAGAATTATTAAATCCCTTAAACCCTTTACCGAAACCTATCATAAGTTCTGTAATATAATAAGGAGACGCACCAGTCTTAATATCATACACTCCTCCGTGCATCATGTCTAACTGTACTTTGCCGCCTTCAGTTTCTTTCACTAATGACCCAGTCTTCGGATCTACGAAACTTACTTTTACCAATACTGTACCTAACAAACGAGTCCACCTATCTAACTTATCCATAAAAGATAGATACCTGGAATCTTTCATCAACTCTTCCCAGAGTTTTTGGTCTTTAGGCAATACTTTACCATTATCGTCTACTACCTGATAGATAGGATCTTCACGATATAATAAAGAAATCTCATCAATAATCTCTTTTGTGATATTGATAGGAAGGATTTGTTGTTTTTCGGGATTTCGGAATTGTCTAACTAAATCCAACCAAACGAACTCATCTTGTCTACCTTCGTAAAATGCTAAAGCTATTTCACTTATCCACTGTCTGTAATAAACGTCTTCGTATAGATATATGCCGATGGAACTAAGTCCGCCTAACCTACTTAACGGGTGGTTAGAAACTCCTAAATTAAAACTGACGGTTCACCTCCTTTTCTTTGTGCTTACTTTTCCAAGCCATTCCTAATAAAGCTTTTTCGTACTTTCTATCTAAATAAATAGTAGAACCTTCGTACAAATACTTTATAATTTTTTTAGCAGTTCTAGTATCTTTTCTAAATAAAAATATAGAAGATACCGCACTTAGTTTGGAAGGTTTTATGTCTTTTTTAGCTAAAGCTATTTTAATATATTTACAACCGTTCTTGTGAACTGTAATACATCCATCAGCTGCTAAAAATCCTAACCAATAAGCTTTCTCTTCTGTATCTATTTTACTAAACATAATTCCCTCTGGATTTACGGTTAAAGGCTCTACCTTCAAACTAGTTAAACGTTTATTAGAGATTAACAAAACCGACTTATTACTTACGTTGTGTAGGCTTCTTTAAAGAGTGTCCGTCCAATTCAGACTTACTGGAGTCGAATGGAGTTGTCATTGATGCTGGATCAGTAGAAGGGTGGTCAGCTCTGTAAGGGCCTCCGTACATATTCTTCTGTCCTTTAGTGCTAGGAGCTGCTGAAGCTTTCTCTTCTGTAGCTTTATCACAGGACTTTCCTTTAGCTGCTGTTGACTTACCTTTGGTACTAGGTGCTGATCTTACTGCTTCTGTGTGGTCAATAGAAATTGACTCGCCTTGTTTGATATCTGACATTTTATTTTTCCTTTTTTTGTTTTCTAGCATAAACTGCTTGTTTAGGGTCTATCGAAACTGAGTAACTTTCATCTTCTGCTATCTTATCTACCTTAGCATCCTTAAACCATTGTCTAAGAGCTGCTCTTTTATTTACCTCTACTGCCTCTCCTGTATCAGGATCGTATCTAGGTGCATTAGGTATGTTAGAACTTCCTTTTGGTTTGTACATCTTACTTTTTGACATTTAGCTTATCTCCGCCAACGTAAGCTTTTGGGTCCAAAGTTTTCTTTGAAACTCCTAACCATGCTTCTTGGCTTTCGCTTTGATCTTCCGTAAGTCCTTCTACTGCGTATGCGTAAGCATCTCCCAGTCCTAGTGCGCCAGTTTTTACGTCTTTTGCTTTTGGTTTGGTAGGTTTTTTAGTTGCTTTTTTAGCCATTAGTATAACCTCTTGTGTTTAGCCACGCCCATGCGTAGTCATTTATAGATTGCATTCTTTGGTCTGCTGTCAATGTTTTATATTTATCAGAAAAAGCACTTCCTTTAAACTCTGTATAAATAGCTGCGTACAAAGCTCCTTTTATAGGATTGGTATTTGCTGCTTCTGGTAAAACTGTTTCGTCTATCTTAAACAGTCTATTTCTTCTTATTATTACTGGGGATTCCATTATAGAGTTCCTGATATATGTAATCTTCCTGTTCCTGCCGTTCTAGTAACTTTGATAGTAGTTACGTTGTGGAGTTCGTAACTTTGTAGTGCAGAATTATCTACTCCTGTTAAGGCGGTGATGAAATCAGTACCATTAATTGAGACTGTCACGTCACACACTAAACTATCTGTAGACTGTACAGTAAGTTTGGCTACAACGTCTCCAAACTTGATTATTTCTACTAAGGTAGAACCGTCCAAAATCTTAGTAGCAGTTTTAACTCCGTTTTGGGAGCCTGGGTTGTACATAGTCTCTATCTGTTTTTTAGTAATGCCTCTAGGCGTAGTACCTGCCATTAAAAGCCTCCAGTAATTGAAATGTGATTTCCACGGTCATGGAACAAGTAAACCATTAAATATCTTATTGCGTCTAGTAATCCTTCATACCCTTCAGGAGACTCTGCATAATCTTCTTTGAGAATACCTGACTTCCCTGCTTTGAATTTAGCTGTGGTTAGTGCGTATATAGTATTTACACAACTTCTATTAACAAACAGTTTAGGTATTGTAATCTGTTCTTTATGTTCGTTGAATAAAGGCTTACCTTTTTCGTCAAATTGAGGAAATTGCATCCAAGTTCGCATCATATTTGCGCCGATATCTCTAGGCTGTTTAAGACCTACTGGCCTATACCCTAAAGCAACTTCCATATCGTCCCAAGCTGCTCTACCGTTTAATTGTACTTGGTTTCCTGAAACGTCTGCTACAACTTTGTCGAAATATATTTGCCTTCTAAATTTTTGTTCTACTTCGTCTTTTTCCCAAATACCTACAGCTTTTTTATGAAGCTCTGACTGCTTGTTTACTATTTGTTGTCCTTGCATCTGAGTAGTGGTATGCTTAGTAAACCTCTCGTCAAATATTACCACGTCTCCATGAGAATTGATTTGAGCGAATATGGTTGCAGCTGGTTTAGCAAAGTTATGGTCACAGGCTGCGTAGATAGGTCCGTTGTCAGGGTGCCAATCGTAATCAACTACGTTAGAGTACTTCTTAGTCTCCGTAACCTCGGTTATAAATCCTGGAAACACGATGTCAGAGACAGCTTCAAAATCCGCCAAATACTCTTGCTTAAACTGAACTACCTTACCGCTTAATACAGCTCTTCTATAAGCTGCGTCAACTTCTTCTCTAGATTTCTCTGGAGTGGAAGCTAGTAAAGGGTTGTCGTAAGAAGTTCTCTGAAAAGAACTCCAATCAGTCATGTCGTTTGTTATTCCGTCTTCGTCTGTGGTTATTGGAGAAGTACCGTTTTTTTGAGCTAATCCAGTTTGACCCATTAGAAACAACTTATAAAAAGAGTTGCGTCCACGAGGAGTGGAAATGAAAATAGCGCTACCTTCTTTGTCCATAAGAGTTGGTTGGAGCATTTGGTTCCAAATATTCTCTAAGTTGTTGTCTAATGCAGCTTCGTCAATAATAATAAAATCTAAGGCCTCTCCAGCTAAACTGTCTGGACGTTCCATTGACTTAGCTTCCAGGACACTTCCCCAGGGTGTTTGTAAATAAAAATCACCTTTTTGGTACCTCGCTCTACCTTTACCAGGTTTTCCTGGCTCAATTATCTTGAGCTGGGTAACCAATATATTATAAATTTCTCTAAAGACTTTTTCAGACAGACCGTAGTCAGGGCCTAATATCCAAACTCTTCTATTCATCTGCATAAGCACTGATAATGCCATCAACGACGTTAATAATGTTTTTCCAAAACGTCTTCCTGCTGCTAATACTTTAAATCTAGCGTCGTCATCCAGTACTATCTTATGACCTTCGTGGAGGGGTTGTATAAGCTTTCCTTGAGTGGTTCTGATCTTATTGTCACATAACCACTGAGCTAACGACTCAACGTCTAGCTCGTGTATTCGTAACGGTTTTCCCTCTTCTACTCCAGGAGCTTCTAACTTACTCACTAATCCTTCTTCTTATGTAAAATTTCGTTAATCTCACGATATTTTTCTAAAGTCTTGTCAGTAGAAACGTCTAGCTTATCGCTATAGTCTCCAGACAGAGTTAGCCAAATTTTGGCTGCAGTGTCTGATTTCTCTAAACCTCTATCATATAAAGCCTTGATCATAGTAGATCTACTCTCAGCCGTAAAAAGACCGTCAGTCCTCACCTTATTCCACACAGCGTCAACCCATTTAGTAGGTTTAACCCATTTGGATAGAGATATCTCAGAAGGTAAGGCGTTGATCAACAAGTCTCTCAGTTCAACCTCTTTAGCATACCGTACGTTAATTTCCCCTTCAGTATCAGCTCTGAGTTTCTTCATAGACTGGTTCTGTTTGTTAGGGTTCTTTATAACGTACACTGCCATAACATCTTGAATGATCTCTTCTAACAAGTTCCAGTCAGAGTCAGATTTCATCTGTCTAACTTCAGTAAGACTAGTTACTCTTAAATGAGCAGCGTCTTTACGTTTTTGTTTGATATCCTCATCAGACATTACTTTTTCTTCCTTTTAGAAGATTTCTTACTAGCTTTTTGCTCTGTAGACACTTTGACAACCTTTTTGGTTGCTTTCTTAGCTACAGATTTTTTAGGAACTTGTATTCCTAGCATGTCAGGGTCTCTAATAAAAGAACACCTACATTTACTATTCTGACAAGACTTAGGCTTTAAGTCCGGCCAAGTAGCTAATATAGCTGTCTGCCATTCGCATTTCTTACAAGTATATACAATATACCTATTAAGTTGGTGAGCGTTATTCATAATATTCCTCGTGTAAAGACGTTTTTCTTGCTACTGTCAGGTAATCTCGATTTTTTGTAAATAAATTATACGTTATTCGAGTGAAAAGATTTCTGATCTCAGCAGGGCCAACCGTCTGGGTAAATTTCTGGTACAATTCCTATCAAGTCTCCTCCTTCCTTACACAACACTACTGCGTAGCCTCCGTAAGAAATTTGGTAAACCACTTTAACTCCAGTCCTATCACATTGAGTTTCTAACGCTTTTCTTTGAAAGTCGTCAGAAGCTAATACTGGAGATTGGGAATTAGCGTCTACAGCAACTACATCGTACTCATCAGTACCTGCTATAGTTGCGTAAAAATCACGCTCAAATACTACTTCGTCTAATATCTTATCAATAAAGTCTGAATCTTCCATAGTATCCTCTATACGTGTATTGTATGCTCTTCAATCAAGGTATGATGTAAGACTGTCATATCAGGGTACTTACTACTCCTTGAGTTCATAGTACCGTCAGTTAAACTAACGTAATAATTACCATGAGCTTGTATGCTTATGATCTCACAAAAGTAAACGTCCTCCTCTATATTCAGTAGTACGCACTCTCCTGTAAGATATCTAGCCATAAATTGCCTTTAGTACTGGTTTATCTTCTGGGTTGCCTAAGACAACTATATTCAAAGTGTTCAAATGGAGTTTAAATACTCCTGAAGACTTTAGTTGGTTTGCTAATCTAGTAGGATACACCACTGAAGCAGAAACCCACTCGGAATCAGAACTAACTACCACTGCTTGGTAAATAACTGCTGATTCTGTTCTTGGCATACTTATTCTGAAATAATCGCCAACTTTCATAAATCCTCTCGATCTAGGATGTTTCCTATAAAGTACTCAAATACATCCGAAGGATCGCCGTATAAGGTTAACAACATTGTTCTTTTTTTTCCTATGACGATGCTAGCGCAAGCTTGTTCAATCACTAATACTACCTTAGGTGAACAAGGGCTACTTCGTAGCGTCACTACTCCGTAGTATCTATTACCGCTCATTACTAGTATGTAGTAATCTCCTCGGTACTCTACAAACTCTCCTATCACAGGAAACCTCATAATATGAAGAGAAACGACCTGACTGTCACCAGGTAGTGGAGTCTGACCCTCTAGGGACTCCAGCGCACCTCTAATATGTAAAAGGCGAACACGCTGCTACCCTGATCAAAAGAGCTGCTCTCATCACCTGACTTCTTACAACAGGCGTATACACTATGTCAACTATACGTCAACTAAAGGTACCTTAGGAGGGTAAACTCCTCAGTAAGATAGAGCATCTTAAACATAAGCTGTACGTCGTCGTCGGTAATAGGCATTACATCAGCAATAGGACAGTCTATGTATCTAGAGGGCTTTCCAGTAGCTGGGTCTATATCTTTTAAGCTCATTACCCTAAGAACCTGTTTTGTGCCTAGAAGTCCCTTTTTGTCAGAACTTCCTATAATCCTCACAATTTCTCCTTTTGTAGAGAAGTATGCAAATTCTCCAGCCTTAAACGTATGTCTCTTCATAGCTCTCCATTCTTATGTATGGGTAATCAACAATGATACTAGGTATATTAGGGACAGCCCCAGTGCCGACAGCAACGCTAGTACCCCTACAAACTTAAACCACGATTCACGCTTGCTACGAGCTAGTTCATAAGAGTAGTCTTCCTTACGTAGCTTGTCTCTCTGTTTCCTAGACCTAGCGTCAGGGAACCTGATAAGGTTATTATCTTTCATACTAACTTTCAAATACGTTGTTTTAGGTACTATAGTAAGACTACAGGTTATTACTGTAATAATCTTACTGTAATAAATATTACTACGTTATTGCTTACATAACCCAAGTAATAACTTTAGTAGTAATATTTAATAGCAATACCCTAGTAACTATCGTAATACTTTGTAGTCTTATTATAATAGTCTTCCTATAATAGGCCTCTAGTGTACTTTTAGCTTAAAGTATCTACTAAGACAATTTATCAAAAATAAACTATTTTGTAACTAGTTGATATCATAGATATGTATTTTTAGTCATATTAAGCCTTGACAATAGACTTGTAGTATACTATAGTAGTTAGTCAGGAGGTGTTTATGTTTATTTATGGAGATAGAGTCATACTAACTAAAGGTACTTGTAAGGGAGCTGTAGGTACTGTGTGTGAGCATGTGTTTCATACAAAGGATGGTGAAGTAGCTATATTGTTTGATGAGACGTTTACTGTAGGGTGTGATGGCTTAAGTTATACTCTTAACAATTATATTACTACTGTTGATGAGGTAGTATTGCTTACTGACCTTAGTAAGGCTATGTATGAGTAATACTGTGTACGTTAAGATTAAGAATAATAGTTCTTATCCTTATAGAGTTAAAGACACCATAATAGAGGCTATCCTTAGTATATATGATAAAGAAACTGATAAGTACGTATTCATTGACTCCTTAGAGGGTGCGGATGATGAATATCATATTAGGATATCATTTGCAGATGGGGGAGGGCAGTGTATGCCGATCTCCAATTTTAACAATATATTCACCATAGTTCCTAAAGGAGCTTTAACAGGAGTTTTATATGAGTAATGACAAGATCCTTCATGGCATTGCAGGTTACGGAAGTAGTAGTCATACTATCACAACTGATACTACGAGTTGGGAACCTATAGATACGTACGACTCTATAACGCACGGTGTGTGTGAGAGTAAAGAAGACCTAGTTAAAATTATAGAAAAAGATGTTAGTAGGTTAGACTCTAGGAAAAGGAAGCTAAAAACGTTGTCAGACGACTTACAAAAATGTCAGTACGGTATAAGCTCCATAGTCCATCACAAAGAGTTAGGAACTTGTTTAGTTCAGAAGTTTCGACTAACTGAGGCAATGATAGCAGAAAATTGTTGTTTAGAAGTCCTTTTGGCCCATGGTAACGGAAACACTTGGGTAACGTTGGAAGAAGTATTAGAAAGGACTGAAATGACAAAGGCTATGTATGAGTAGGTTTGAAGTAGGGGACAAAATGATTGTAGTAAAAAGCTCTTGGCGTTTTGACGATCCATATTTAGGAACTATTGGAACCATTGAGTGTGTAGAAGCTTTTGGGTACCAGCTGCGGTTTATGGATAAGAAACTATCTTATTGGTACGACGATGAGGTGTTAGAAGCTACCGAACTAGGCGAGGCTATATTTTTATGATTAATTATGTGTATATTTATTTATTAATTGGCTTAGTTATAACTGGACTTTTGATCTGGGGGATGGACCTAAATATCTCTAGGAATAAGAGGTACTTAGTAGCAGGCGAGCTAGCAGCTGCTGGCATCTTGCTTGCGCTTAGTGTCCTTTTATTCCCTCTAATCCCATTACTTTGGCTAGCTGCTCATTTGGACTCTAATTGGGAAACGGTAGTCTATAGAATAGTTAAACCAAAATATAACTGGGGCGATGTGTTCAAAACTAGTAATAAAGTTCATGGAGTAGTTTCCAATGCTATACAGATAGTTGAGGTTTATGAAGTCAATCCGTGTGATTATAGGTATAAAGTGCTATTAGACAGTGAAGACTTAGATGACGTTAGTGAGAGGTATATAGATGAACATTGTACTATTGTTCCCAAAGGAAACTTGACAGAGGCTCTATTTCTATGAAATTTTTCGAAGGACAGTTAGTTGTTGTAATTTACGGAACTAACCATAACCCTTACCCTAGATTAAAAAAAGGTGCTGTAGCAGTAATCACCCAAACCGGGAAGTGCTCTGTAAGTACTATCGTCGTTACTCATGATGGTGCTTCGTATATTCTTTTACCAGCAGAGATAACCCCTGCTTCAGATATGGCAAAGGCTCTTTATGGAGAATAAGTTTAAAGTGGGTCAAAAAGTAGTAGTATTAAAAGACAGTTACGGTTATAATTGGGTACGAGGGTCTGAAGGCGTTATAGTACATATATTCGCCGATCTTAATAAGATTTCAACCTAGAAACTGTTTACTGCGTTAGGTTCGATGACAAGGAATACACACACTACTTCCCCTTAGTTGATATAGCCCCAGCAGGAAAGTTAGCGGCGGCTTTGTATGAATGATTTAACAGGCATTACTACCCAGGGTTCCTTTTTATCCATTCAGAGCCTTAGGATTGATCCTAGCTACTCACAGTAGTATAACATTAGTATAGGAGAGTTACACATGACAAAACAAGTTACGGAGTATTTCATAGGTGATGAGGTTATTTGTCAGTTAGAGTATCTAACCAAACCTGCTATAGGGATTATAACAGACACCAGAGCACCTACCAATCAAAGCCTAACAAACTTTGCGATAAATTTAAAAACTCCTAATGTTGCTTATGGAGACCATTTTGTGTATTATAGAGAGATTATAGGACTAGCTACAGAAATGTCCAAGGCTATATATTTATG